ATGCTCCTCATCCCGATATCAATTGGTTGTTGTGCAGACACACAAATGGCGTTGATTCATCTTTGGTCGATATTTTTGGACCTTATAAGTTGTTTCGTGTTTCCGTTTGTGAGGATACAGCACAATTATTACCACCTCAAAAACTTCCGGAAGGGGATGTTAGGTTGATGGATATTGGGGAGGAGACGTTAACTGGCAGGTTATGGGAAATTATACAGCGATTTTTCCCGTACATTGGTTATAGTGACAACAAAGTGTTGGTTCATTATCCGACTCTGTCCCGTCTCTCAGTCAGGTTTTCAATCAAAATTCCAAATGGACAAACCCTAGATGCAGTTAGACATGCAACTATGGTTTCACTCATGGATTTTGAAGACATGAAATTAGTACAATCGAGGTTTCCTGATTTTTTCGAACGTATTGTTTCCGGAACGGCTTATGGTGTCCTGTATCAAAACAGGCATCGTGATGTGTGTGAAGGACTTCAATTGCGCGAAAAACATTATCTATTGGAACAAGCATTGACAAAAATGCGCGGTGTCACAATGGTGGCGCCTTTCGATTATAACGTTTATATAAAATATGCAGCAATCGCAACGTCGATTTTGGCTGTCGTTTACCGTTTACAACCTTTGGTGATTATGGTTAAATGGCATCAAGGTTTACGTGAAAGGCTTTTGCAAGTGTATTGGTACATGGTATCCAACACAACGTTTGGAAAGTTTCTAGGTTTTTTACCTGGACATCTCAGTTCTACAGGTCATAGTTTAATCATCGAAGACAATACACCGTGGGTTCATTTACTCGCGGAGGAAAGTCTAGGGTTGATTCATCCTATGTTAAAACTTCTGTTGGGAGTTGTAGAATTTGGGTTGAATGTAGCAACTGGGGCTACAGTTATTCAAGCAGTACCTGCTCTTTTGATGCATTCCATCACAGCGGTATTGTATTCGATTAACAAAAAGTGGGGTTTCCTTTTCTCACTAAGTTTCCACCGCGGCTTTAATTTAGGCGCAGCGGTGGTTAATAGAGGAGTCTTGTTTAAGAACTTTTTGACATCTTACACTAAAGGTGAGATTGTTGAAGCACAAAGCTATGTTGTGATGATTCCCCCGAGCATCACCTTGCCTGCTTACCAGTCACCAGTAACAACATCCATTTGGCCATTTAGAGGCACTATGGAAATATTGGTTGATGGTTGTGTTGTAAACGTCGATGAAGCTTTGGAGCTTCTATCGGAATCAAGTCATACGAACAAACTCTTTCCAATATTAATTAATAACAGAACACTATGGGAACCAGCAAATTCTGAAAAGAATTTGTTAACTGCTTTGCTATCTCGAACACACAACGATCCTTTTGTGGATAGGATCGACGGGAAGCATAGACGTGAATTGTGGAGAGAAATTGGCCAAAAGATGGTCATTTCAGGTGTATTTGCGCAAGGGGAAGGAAAAAGCTACGAACTCGAGGAGTGTGCGTGGTTAATGGGTTCACGGGGTAGACGTATCTTAGAGGCTGATAAAGAAGATCAGTTAGTGGGACCTGAAAGGTTGAGAAAGACGATTTCTCTCAAGTGGAACGAAACCATTTCTGCTCGTAAGTTGATGGGTGAGACCTATTCAATTAGACCTCGAGCGATTGTTAATTTAGACCCTATTTATCATTCTAGAATGGCGCCAATTGCGCGCCAACTGGCAGATTATCTGCACAGTATTTTTGATGGATCGGTTATAGATTTCGGTGATGGTTTGGCCATGTCGGTGTATTTTGCTGCTGGGTATACAC